AAGCCAGAGAAACATATTCTGACTATGACATGGCTAGTGAAGAATTTTTGACACATCCATTAGCAAAAGTATCTGCTTTTACTAATCTTGTGTTAGAATCCGATAACCCAACGGAAATTGCTTATTATTTAGGCAAAAATCCTGTTGAATTAGACAAGATTAGTGAAATGACTGCTTCACAAGCCGCAAGATATATTGGGCGAATTGAGGCATTATTAACCGAACAAACTACGGATGTTGCTGTAAAGAAAGCCTCATCTGCACCCAAACCAATCTCCGCTTTGAGCGGTGCGAAGAATTCTAGCGTTATCACTGACTTAAGTCAGGCAAAAAGTATGGCTGAATATAATGCTTTGAGAGATAAGCAACAAGCCAAAAGATAAACTAACCCTATTAAATTAATTCCATTTTTGGAGATACACAATGTCTAATACATTACTAACAAGTAGTGTCATTATGAAAGAATCTTTACGGATTCTGAAGAATGAACTAACTTTTACTCGTGGCGTTAATCGTGAGTATGATGAAAAATTTGGTGTAACTGGCGCTAAAGTCGGTGCTACTATCAATGCTCGTAAACCACCACGCTACGTTGGTCGTTTAGGTCAAGCACTACAAGTTGAAGCATCTACTGAAACTTATGTACCTATTACTTTAGATACTCAATTTGGTGTTGATATTTCTTTCAGTTCTGCTGATTTGACTTTAAGCATTGACGAGTTTGCTGATCGTTTCCTAAAGCCTGCAATGGCTACTGTAGCCAACAAAGTTGACTATGATGGTTTGCAGTTGTTTAGAGATGTAAACAACTTTGCTGGTACTGCTGGCGTGTTGAACGGTGGTTCTGTTACTTCTGCTCAAGTGCAACAAACTATTCTTGCAGCTCGTAGAAAGATGACTGAAAACGGTGTTCCTTATTCACCAAGAAACATTACTGTTGATCCTAATTCATCAGCTAACATTGTTTCTGGTTTAACTAACCTGTTTAACCCATCTGGCACAATCTCTAAAATCTTTAACAATGGCGCATTAGGTGATGGCGTTTTAGGTTTTAACTTTGCTGAAGATGCCAACGTGGCTTCATTTACTCCACAGGCGGCTGGTTCATTAACTGCTATTAGTGCTGTTCCTGCTTCAGGCGCAACTACTTTGGCTGTTACTACAACTGCTGGTACTGTGCCTCGTGGTACTGTATTTACTGTGGCTGGTGTATTTGCAATTAACCCACAAAGCCGTCAATCAACTAACTCTTTAATGCAGTTTGTTGTTACTGCTGATACTGTTGTAACCACTTCTGGTACTTTGCCAATCTATCCTGCTTATATTCCATCAGGTCAGTTTGCAACTTGTATCGGAACTCCTGGTTCAACTGCGGCTATTGTTCTATTGTCTGGCGCTGTTGCGGCTGGCCCTTATGCACAAAACTTGGCTTATCATAAAGATGCGTTTACTTTAGCATCTGCTGATTTGTTGTTACCAGGTGGTGTTGATATGGCTGAGCGTGATAACTTTGATGGTATTTCAATGCGTATGGTTCGTCAGTACGACATTAATTCTGATTTGTTCCCAGTTCGTTTTGACGTACTATACGGATGGAAAACTATCTATCCAGAGTTAGCTGTTCGTATAACTGGTTAATATCATTTATGGTGGGTGTAATAGCCCACCTTTTAAACTATTTTAGGAGGCACTTATGCCAGATTTAAATAATAACAGCTTTGGTATTGGTCAGTTAGATGGCAAATTACCAATAGCTTCATACGCATCATCATCGTATCAAATCAATGGCGGCTCTGCTATTGCTGCTGGTGCTTCTGTCACTGAAACCATTACTGCTACTGGTATTTTAACAACTGATCTTGATGTTGCTGTTAGAGCAAGGGACGTTGTATGGTCTGCAATCCCAAAAGGCTTGCAATTAGTATCAAGCGTTGTATCTGCTACTAATACAGTAACTGTTGTGTGGCGTAACTCTTTAGCTGTTGCAATTCCTGCTGGCGCAATCCCTGCCGCTGGTGTGTGGACTGTTGCCGCTTTAGGTCAATTTAGTAAATAAAACCCCAGACCACAAGGAACGTGGTCAACTAATTTTTTGGCTGGAGCATAAACAATGACTACAAGTGTAACTGCTCAAACAATCATTAATGGTGCATTACGTTTGTTACAGGTTGCGTCAACTGATGTAACTATAACCGCTGATGAATCTAATGATGCTTTTGAAGCATTAAATCAAATGGTTGATGGCTGGTCTAATGAAAGCCTTATGTTATACCATGTGCAACTTGAGCAGTTTACTTGTACTCCAGGGTTAAACCCACATACCATTGGTGTAGGTGGTAGCTTTAGCACTGACGTACCTATACATATTGAAGCATCAACCGTTACTGTTGGGGGTGTTGATTATCCAATCATACAGATTGACTATGATGATTATGCAGTTATAAAATTAAAAACATTGCAAAATGTTTATCCAGAGTACATGTATTTTGATCGCAACTCGCCAATACTTGGCAATCTTTATATGTATCCTGTGCCATCAACGGCATCTACTATTAATCTTTATAGCCGCAAACCATTAACACAATTTGCATCATTAACAACCCCTATTCAATTGCCAGTTGGCTATGCTAAAGCATTAAAATATTCATTAGCTGTTGAGTTAGCGCCAGAGTATCAGGTGTCCGCTGGTGCTGATGTTATTCAATTGGCTATTGCAGCTAAAGCTAATTTAAAACGCACTAACAGAAGGCCATTAACTTTGCAAATTGACCCTGCTGCATTAGCAGTAAGTGGTAAACGTAGATTCAACATCTATACAGGGCAATAAGATGAAATATGACGATATGCTTTTTAATTTAAGCTCGCAAATTAAACAAGCGCCAAAAAAACCAAAAGCAATAGATCAAGATACTAAACAACTTGATTCATTAGCTAATAAGATGATAGGAAATTTATTAAATAAATTACCGCCTCAGAAATTAGATGCTCATGCAACATTATCTATTGAACATGATGCAAAACATTGGGAAGGGTTAATAGAAAAGCTGAAAGAATTAGTAATAACTCCTCCAAGCGTTAATATTTCTCCTGCCTCAATTAATGTTTCTGCGCCTGACAATACCGCCATTGCAAACGCATTAATTGAGCATGGGCAACACATGGCTAAACTAGGTCGGTTATTAACGCAGAAAAAAAGCATTACCCTAAATGTTTTACGTGATGAAGATGGTAAAATAGCTCAAATTGTTATTGAACAGGAATAATAATGGCTATTTATAATAAAGTTGCAGGCGCTATTGCTTTATTAGAAAGCACAGTTAATGCCGCTACAGATCAATGGGGCGTTGCTTTAGCTATAACAGCGCCAACCACTACAACCTTTATTGCTGGAACAACTGATTTAATAACAGGTGGCGGATACACACAAGGTGGCGCTAATGTTACAACAACATCATCAAGTGAAAACGCTGGCGTATATAAATTAGCTTTAGCTTCTCCACCAACTTGGACGGCTACAGGCTCAGGATTTAGTTTTCAATATGTAATCTTAGTTGACAAGACCATTAACGCTTGTATAGGTTATTGGGATTACAGTTCAGTAGTGGCATTAAATGGTGGCAATGCTGATACTTTTACAGCGTCCTTAGATTTAATTAACGGTGTTTTTCAGGTAGCATAATATGACGCTAGTAGTAAACGACAGAGTACAAGAAGTTTCAACCTCAACTGGTTCTGGGCCATTTGTTCTGGGTGGAGGCGTTACAGGATACCAGACATTTAGCGTAGGCATTGGCAATACAAATAGCACTTATTACACCATTACCAATGGCACTAATTGGATGGACATTTTAGGTACATATACCTCTGCCGCCAATTCAATCACTGTTGATAAAATATTAACTTCCAGCGCAGGCGGTACAACCGCTGTTTCCTTTGCTGCTGGCACTAAAAACATATTCTGTACCTATCCTGCGGCAACGGCTGTGTTAGCCGCTCCTGCTGCATACCCCACAATCCAACCATCGCTCAACCTTGACTTTGCAAACACCCGACAACTAGACCCTCGCATCACGTTCGTGCGTAACAGCACTGCTGCTTATTATGACGGTCAGACGACTGCGATGGCTGAGCAGAATTTGTTTTTAAATAGCCAGCTATTCACTGGAGGTGGTTGGTCTGTAAGTGGTGTTACTTTAGGTTCTGCTGTAACTGCTCCAGATGGTGCAACTACAGCGTACCCTATGATTGGTAGCGGAGTGTCTGCTGCACACGGAGTTGTTTATAGTATTTCTAGTATTACAGGAGCATTTGCAAAAACATTATCAATATACGTTCAAGCAGTATCGCAAAACTATGTGCAATTAAGATATGGTGGAGATGCAACCTGTTATATTAATTTTGACTTATCAACGGGACTTCCAGGTTCTAACGGAACTGGAACAACTGGAACAATAACAAGTGTGGGTTCTGGTTGGTATAGATTATCTATGACAAACTCATCAGCAAGTGCAGCTAATATTACAGTGCAATTAGTAACATCATCAACTGCTGCATTTAATGAAGTAAATACTTTATCAACTACCGTTAACATTTGGGGCGCACAACTGGAACAACGTTCTTCAGTCACAGCTTACACAAAAACAACCACCGCAGCTATCACTAACTACATCCCCCAGTTAATGACTGCACCTGCTGGTGTCGCAAGGTTTGACTGTAATCCGATAACGGGTAAGAGCTTGGGGTTACTGATTGAGGAGAGTAGGACTAATTTACTGACTTATAGTAGTGATTTTAGTAATGCGATTTGGGTATTAGAGGGTGGAGCATTAAAAACGCCTAACACTATTATTGCACCAGATGGGTCTTTAACTGGGTGTAAATTATATGCAGATGCAACAAACGCTATACATACGATAAGGCAACAAGTAACTACCACTGCAATTAGTTATGCCAATTATGTCTACGCTAAGGCTGGGGAAAAAAGAAGGATAGTGTTAAGAGATAATACTGCTGGTCGAGAGGGTGTTTTTGATTTAATTTCTGGGGTAGTAATTAGTTCAACAAGCGGCTCTGGAAGTATCGTTAGTATCGGTAACGGCTGGTATAGATGTTCGTTAGTTGGTACATTAATCGCAGCCAATACTCGGCTTCAAATAGTTGTAGCTGGAGATACAACTACATCATATGCTACTTCTGCTTATCTCGGAGATG